CTACTAAGTATACTCTTGCCATAGCTCTCTCCTTGTTTGCCCGGACCTTTGCGGCCCGGGCGGGTTGTTTTCCTATAACCCGAGACGATTGACCGCTCCGGTCGCCATCGATCGAGCTAGTCTAACATCTGCAGGGAATGTCTTATTTTGCGAGAGGGCAGCCGCGATACCTATAATGGTCATCTCAAGCTCGAGCTCGCGTTCGGATTTGTGGGGGATGGAATTCTTGAAAGATGGTGCGTTGATGGGCTTACCCATGGTGGGGTCCTTCCAGCGCTCGGCGGCTGGGGGCCTGTCCAGGACTCGGGGCCTGGTCCCTGGTCGCGAAGTGCGTCCTTGATTTCAGAAGATACACACAAAATAGGTAATGTCAACCGGTTTTAAAAAGTTTTTCTATCAGTCTCAAATACCGCCTTAACCCTTGTGGTTTCTGGCTTCCTCGCTGTTGCTCCGATGGGGTTGCAAAAAAATAACCGGTAAAATATACTGGCGACATTGCAACGCACCACAAACCAACGGAGGAAAGATGATTACATTGCCTATTACTCGAGACGACCCGGTAATTGACCGGCCCGGGGACCTGCGGGCTCTCGCATGGATGGCAGCAAAGGCGTCATCCCAGGGCGGCCATGACCTGGTCGTGACAGTCAGGGGGTTGGCCCACGATCTGAGTATCGGGCAGGGCGCGTCCCAATCGCTACTGAGGCGACTCAACCGGCAGGGCTACATCGACATTGAGCCGGGCAGAGGTCGAGCGCCATCGACGGTGACGGTCCGGACGACCAGGAGGCGGTCATGATCAGACGACAACTCGATGATCTGGTGACCGAGCCGGTGACGCTGCAAGTATACGTTTGGCTCGTCTGCCATGCAGATGATCAGGGCGTGGCCGGTCCCATATCTCGCGCCCGGCTGGCTGCTCTCCTCGGCGCGACTCAACGCAAAATCAGGACGGCTATCGGCAGGCTCCAGGATCGACATTTGATAGTGCCCAGCAAGAGCGGTCGGGTAACCAAGTTTCGGGTTGTTTTTCCGTTCAACGACCAAGTAACGACCCAATTATCTTCAGGCGGTTCGGGTGCTTATATAGATATTGTGCCCATTGGCGACCAGAAAGCGGCCCAATCGGCCAATTTACCGCCCGCTGCTGTTATTGGTCAAAACTCGACCGACCAAAAAGCGACCCATATATCGTCTAATAAATCAACAGATAAAGGCAAACGGCGACCAGGAAACGACGTTACCCCTATATATATTAAAAACATAGATAAATATATTGGGTCACCATTTTGGGACCTCTCACAGGCGTATGTCGATGACAGCAAAAAACGGCTTCCGTCGTTTACGGCCTCTCTGGATGAGCATGCCGTGCTCAAGGGCGCTATTGCCCTGGACAGATTAACCAGGATCGAGGGCTACGACCTGGAGGACATCAAGGTGACCCTGCGCTGGGCGCGGAAAAACGGCTTCTGGTCCCGCAATCTGCTCAGTCTCGGTTCGCTGCGCAAAAAAGGCGATGACGGGATGAGCAAGTACGACAAGATCCGGGCGTCTATGGAGACGGAGATCCAGGCCGAGGAACATCCTGGGGCTCGGGAGCTGATTCCTCAGTCCACCGGCTGCACGATCGACGAGTGGCGCAAGCGTACCGGCGGCCGGAACTCGATCAGGCTCTAGCCAGTAAAGCGGGAGGGGGCGGGAGAGATTGGCGGGTTTGCGGGATGCAGGCGGGAGTGGAGAGGGATTTAGGGCTGGATAAGGGAATCAAGGGCGTGAGATGCGGGAAGTATGGGCCGGACCTGGGAGACGATCCTGGGTCCGGCCTTTTTTCGAGGGGCAAACAGCGGGATATTTGGGCGTGGTTGGGGCGGTTGGATTTTTTGCGGGGTGCGTGGTCGGCAAGGGGGTTTGCTGATCTGCGGGTGGGTGTCCGATACGTGTAGTTTATGAAACGATGTGAGCGATGGCGTGGTTTCTTGTTCCAAAAAGTAGGTTGATAATTTTGATACGATGCATTACAATATCACTAGACAATCTGAAACAAGGAGAATGAAAATGACAGGACAGGTGATCGGGTACGTCCGGGTGAGCTCGGATGGGCAAAATCTGGATCGGCAAGAGGCGGCTCTTGGGGATGCGGGGCGCGTGGATCGGATCTTCAGGGACAAGACCTCGGGGAAAAACACCAGGCGCCCTGGGCTGCAGGAATGTCTCGGGTATCTGCGGGCAGGGGATACCTGGCTCGTGCCGTCCATCGACCGGGCGGCCAGGAGTCTTCAGGATCTGCAGACCATGGTCCAGGATCTCACGGGCCGAGGGGTCACGGTGCGGTTTCTCAAGGAGGGGCTGACATTTGGCGGGGATGATGGGTCTGCCATGGATCGGCTGCTTTTTCAGATCCTGGGGGCTTTTGCCGAGTTTGAGCGAACCCTGATCCACGAAAGGCAGGCCGAAGGAATCAGGGCGGCCCGTGCAAAGGGGGTCAGGTTTGGTCGGCGCCCGGCCCTCTCATGTGATCAGATCCCGGGAATCAAGGACCGGATCGAGGCCGGCGAATCCATGGCAGCCATTGCCGAGGACCTGGGAGTGAGCAGGCAGACAATTTGGAGGGCGGCAAGGGCATGATCGACGGCCAGGGGAGGGCGGAGCGATGCGGACGCCCCCCCCTGCCCCGCCCCCCCCACCCCCCTTTTTTTTGGAGCTCGGATCTTCGCTTTTATATATCTCTGCGCGCTCTCACAAACAGGTCGTTTTTTCTGAAACCAAAACCGGATCTTTGGTTGACGTAAAAAAATGCCGGGGATTTTTTTCTGAAAATGAAAATATGCCGGGTGGTTGCGCCTATTTCTTCCAAGTTTTCCCGGAGTAAGGGGCTCGTTTCTCTTGCGGCCGGTAAAATCTACCGCTATAGTTCGTCCTGTTTCGGGTTGAGTATGGCCGAAAAATTCAGCAGCAGGGCGACCTCGCATGTCAAAAACAAAAAACGCCAATACGCTTTTCGATGACTTTCTTACCTCCCTGCAGTCGGAGATCACAACGCATGACGAGGCGCCTGCAGGCGGCGTGGGCGAGTGGGCGATCCAGGCGGAGATTCTGCTTGATCGCGGGCGGTTCGGTTTTGCAAAGCACGAGTTCATGGAAAAGCCCTATGCCGACAATCACCCGTACCAGGTAGAGATGAAAGCCGCGCAGCTCGGCAACACCACTCGGGCGTTTTTGCGCATGTTCTGGTGCGGGTTGTTTATGCCCTTTGTGGGGCTCATGTATCTTTTTCCCTCCAAGACGGGTTCCGGGGATTTTTCCCGCTCCCGTGTCGCTCCGTTTATCGAGAAAAACCCCGAATCCATCGGCAAGTTCATCAAGGACACCGACAGTGTCGGGCTCAAGCGTATCCGTGGGAAGAATTTCATCTTTCGCGGTACCAAGTCCACCGAGGGCCTGCGGTCCGACCCGGTGGATTTCATCATGTATGACGAGTTCGACCTCTTCCCCGAGGGCATCGAGGCGGTGGCTAGGGAGCGTATGGGGCACTCGGAGTACAAGTGGGAACACTATCTTTCCAACCCGACCATCCCCGACTTCGGCATAGACAAGCAGTTTCAGCAGACCGACCAGCAGTACTGGATGCTCAAATGCCCCAAGTGCGGCGAATACACCTGCCTGGAAGACTCGGTCACGGCCGATGACATCGGCTGCATCGCGGAATACGCGGACGGTCGCACCGTGCTTCTCTGCCAACACTGTCGTGACGGCGTTCTCGATCCAGCGATAGGCCAATGGGTCGCCAAGAACCCCTCGGTTACCGATCGGCGCGGCTACCACTACTCCCAGCTTTTCTCGCAATACGTCACCCCTGCAGAAATTATCCACGCCTTTCGTACGGACGCCAACCGTGCGGCCGTATATAATTACAAGCTCGGCCTTCCCTACATCGAGGCGGAAAACCGCCTCTCGATTGAAGAAATCCTCAAGCTCTGCGGCACGGCGGGGAATGCGTCCAGCGATTCCGGCCCCTGCTACATGGGTGTTGATCAGGGCAAGGGGCTGCACGTTGTCATCGGCAAGCTGCATCCCGACCGGATTGTCCACGTTGGCGAATATAAAGACTGGAACGACATGGACCGGTGTGTGGAAAACTTCAACGTGCTGCGGTGCGTGTGCGATGCCATGCCCGAGCGGCGCAATGCTCGCGCCTTTGCCGATCGCCATCCGGGCAAGGTGTATGTGAATTACTACAACGAGCATGCCCGCGACGGTGCGGCCTGGAACGAGGCCAAGTGCCAGGTGTCAAGCAACAGGACCGAGTCCATGGACGGCTCGCACCTCATGCTCTCGCAAAGCCAGGTAGGGTTGCCCCGCGAATGCCAGCCGGTACGCGAGTTTGCCGAGCATTGCCACAATGTGGCCAAGAAGCTGGACGAAAAGGAAGACGGCTCCAAGCGGTATATCTACGTCAAGCTGGGCGCGGATCATTATCGACACGCCTGGAACTATGCGGTGCTGGCCCGCTCCAGCATGGCGGGAAGCTGTTTTGGCGAAAGCGATTTGTCATAGGAGGTAGTCACATGCGCGCTGCAACCATATCTCACAGGATGTACGGGTTGGCCGACCATGACGCCAGGCGTCAGATCAGGCCGGCGAAACGGCGGAAAACGCGGGCCGAGTACGAGGAAGACGCGCGTGAGCGTGTCGAACGATACAAACGCCAGGGGTGGGTATGATCCGGGCGGAATACGAGTCGGGCAGTGACATCCCTGTCTTTACCGATGGCGAGCACGCCTATTCCCGCATTGTGGGCGGGGTGGGGTGGCCGTGCCATGGCGTACCGGGATGTTATTGCGTTCTGGGCCGGGATGCGTGTCGTGCCCGTCTGTTCGACCTGCCGGTGTTGCGGGTGATCGCCGAGGGGCGCGAGGTCATGGGCGAGCCGCTTATGGATTACCCGACCACGTTCAAGGCCCTTGGTGAGGCGTCTGACGAGCACATGGTTCCCAGGTGGTACGGGATGCCCGGCTATCCGGCAACGGAGTTGGCGCGGTTCAATCGCTCCCGGCTGGTCGGTCGCCAACGGCGTATCGCGATCGCCCCGCCCCCTCTGCTGGCAGAGCGCGGTGTGCCCGGCTATCTGTCCATGGTCAGGCGGCGGGTGTCCTCTCAAAAAACACTGTTTTTCGGGGAGCATCGTGGAATACCCCGGGCCCTGTCCGGCCTGCCCGCAGACATCGACACCATAGGCCCGGATCGGCACCCGGCCATCTCCGCGATTATCTGTGCGGTGGCTGCCATGGATCTGCTCGACGACCCAACGGGAAAACGTCCCCTGCGCGCCGCACGGCGCGGCGACGCCAGGGCGGGGTACTGATATGCCAAAGGTTGACGATATCAAGCTCTTGGAGCTGCTCAAGCAGGGCAAGACGGGCCAGGAGTGCGCCGAGTTTTTTGGGGTGGGCAAATCAACCATCTCGCGCCACAAACTACGCATTGAAAAGGAGCTCAACAGGACGCTGGCCCTGGCAAAGACCGACATGCTCGTGAAAAATGCGGTTGAGATCCGCGAGGTGGACGATCTGGGCGTGTTGGTGGCCCAGGCTCGACGGACTATGGACCTGGTGGAGACGGTCATCCACGGCGACGACCAGGATGCCTACGCGGCCAAGTCGCGCCTCAACAGGCTGACCGGCGGAAGCCGTAATCTGGTGGGCGTGTACACGGCCATGCTGGGCGAACTGCGCAAGCAGCTCGAATTTTATTTCCAGATGCGGGAGAGGTATCTGTCCATGAAAAAAATCGAGGACTATCAAACCGTTGTTCTGCAGGCGATCAAGGAGATCGACCCGGATGTTGCCAGGAAGATCGTCTCCCGTCTCAAGGAGATGCGGGCACTGCACGAGTCCGTCGGGGTGGGCGAATGAAAAACAATTTGGTGTATCTTGCTGACTATCTGCCGCATACGACGATGACGGCGGTCTGCCCGCACTGCCTGCATGCCTGGGCGGCTGTTTTTCCTGTGACAGCAAGAGAACTTGTCTGCCCCTTTTGCGGAAATGTTTCGCGCATCCCTTTTGGTCAGCCCGTTGTGTTGCTGAAAAAAGAGATGACACCTCAAACGACGGAGCATCCATGATGAAGCATTACCTCGGAGTAATAGCATTGCAGGCCAAGCCCATGACCAGGGGGGAGTACAACGAGTACCGTGGCTGGTCGATTCCTAAAGACGAGAACCCCGTCGATCCCGGATACCTGGTCAAATATTCTGATAGCTATGAAGCATGGTCGCCCAAGACTTTTTTTGAATCTGCCTATTTTGAGATGGGCGAGGACCCGACAACGATTACGCCTGGTATGGTTGATCATTTTATCGGAGATAATCTTCAAGTCAGCCAGTTGGACGAAAAGACAACCCTGTTGAGTGCGAAAACGATCACCGGGTTTCGCCAGTATGAGACAAGTTCGTGCGTCGATCCGGACAATTATGACGAGAATATAGGACGGGAAATATGTCTGGAACGCGTCAAAAATACCGTGTGGCTGTGCCTGGGGTTTATGCTGCAGTGGGCAAAAAACGGTCTTCGGAGGTAAGCTGTTGAACATAACGGAAAAACCCTTTGTCATCCGGGGGCAGCGGGATATTGCCGTGTTTTTGCGGCGGTCCAAGAACGAGGTGGGGCGGCTCATCCACGAGGAGGGGCTGCCCGTGTCCATGGAGAACAATGCCTATGTGACCACCTCGCGGCTGCTGCTGGAATGGCAGGAGGATCGGTGTGCCGCCAGACGTGAGGCCCCCTTGCGCTCAACGGCACGTGCGTGATAGGGTGTGGGCAAAACCCATGGAGGTGTGTGCCATGACTGTTCTCTATCGTTTGCTCAATCTCGTGCTGATCGACTCCCCGGTCGTCTCGCTTGTTAGGCTGACAAACAACCACATAACAAGTTGTACGGATAATTTGCAAGGAGGCTCATCGATGGATGGAGTCATGAGAGAAATGCCGAAGTATCTCTGCCATAAAGAGGTACACGCGCTCAAGATCGCAAAGATCGAGCGCGACAATCCTCCCGAGAATTGCGAAACCGATGGTAGCGCAATGGTAACCCCGGCTGATGAAGGATACGCACCGTTCAAGGTAGACTCTGCGTATATGTCGAAGCACAAGCCTGTTGAAGGCGGATATTTCGTCGTGTACGAGGATGGCTACAAATCCTTCTCGCCTGCCGAAGCGTTTGAAAGCGGCTATTCAAGGATTTAGCCTAACAACCGCTTCAACCTGACACCCTAACGGATGCAGGTTAAGCAAACGTTGGGCGTAAAGGATTAAATTATGCAACTCTCAGAAACACAAGAACTCACGATGAAAATGGCAAAAGTCGGTTATGAAAGCTATGCAGCTTATACCGGAAA